TCTAAAATAGATACTAAAGGTGCTAATTCTTTGCAAGAAGGGCAAATTCCATGGACTATTAACGATTCAATAAAATAGTTTTTCATACCATTTTAGAATATACTACTTTGCCATTTTCTTTACTAGCTCTTAAATATTCTTTTCTATTACCTGTATTTGAATAACTACAATGAACCCATCCAGAGTTAGGTTCATTAGGGTTCCAAAATTCTAATATACATTGATCGTAATCAATATTATTTACAATCCAATCAGCAACCTCTTTATTAGGTATGCCAAATATCTCAAAATCTGCTGCTTGTCCCTTCGTATGTTGACTCTTGCTGCTCGATCCTACGGCCTCGCAAACAGCAACTGATCTATAGCCTGAAGATACTACAACGGGAGCTTTAAAGTATTCTCTAATAGGTTCTAATATATTTTCACAAACAAGTTTTAAATTTTCTATTTGTTCATCATTAGGTTTATTATCAATACCTCTACGAATTGCTGTATCTGAATAGATTAATTCTTGTAATGTAAAGTTTTCACTTAGATTCATTTCTTATTCTTTTAATAACTTCTATTATTTTTTGTTCGTATTCTTTATTGGTTGAAAAATTATCCAATGCTCTTGCCATCTTAACAGGATCTCTATTCAATGTAAAGTCCCTGACCTTTCTAAACTCAGCATATACTTGTTTAGTATTTAATATTTCTATGTAATATTTAACTGAATCGCATTTAGTTTTAAATACCCTTACACGCCATTCAATAGATTCATGTTGTTTAAGAGGCAACATTCCTTCTTTTGACCATACACGTATGCCAAACAAGTTATTTCCTTCAATTGCAAATCTAGATCTACCATAATCAGATTCAACTATAGCCTGAGCTATTATAAGTTCTGTATTTATTTGTTTTAATGTGGGTATGTCAAAATTAAGGTATTGGATGCATTTATTGAGGGCGACTACGAATTCTTTATCATTGTGATATTCGAACCTCGGTGGACCAAACCCCAGGCTTTTGGCCCAGGCGATAATGGCGTTTTCAGTCTTCTTCTTTGCGATCGGGTTTGGAAAGAATGTACCTAGTACAAACGAAAGTAGAATTATCGTCAAATATTTTATGACTATAATTTTGTTCAATGTTATTTTGTATATTATCATGACATTTACATTGAGTTAATAAGCAGCATCCAACTGCTAGTTTGTTGATACAATTGATCAGAATATGATGTAACAAAGTATGCTTAATATAGTTATATGAAGCAAAATATATATAGAAGTTGTTATTATTCTTGATGATTGTTCATCTAATAAATCTACTCTTAATACAGTAGCTACAATCCATTTAGATGCATTTTCTATAGCATTTAAATAAACAAGAATATAATATTGCGCTTTTAAATAAACGGCTAATATGAAAGTTTTTAATTTTTCCATAATTAAATGTTAGCAGTTTATAAATGTAGGATCAACCATTAATATCTCCCCAATTATTACCAGATTCATAATCTACTTTATTAGGTATTGCTAGTTGTACAGCATTTTCCATTATATCAATAATTTTTTTAGCTTGAATATCATCAATAACAGAAATATCTAATTCATCATGTATTTGTATGTGTGGCACAATTCCTTCTTTATATAAATTTAACATTGCTTGTTTTGTCATATCAGCAGCAGATCCTTGTATTAATTTGTTTAATGCTTTGTATGTAAAACATCTTTTTATTTTAGGATCTTGTTTTAATCTTTCAACATCTGCTTGAGGATATTTAGCAAGCCAACCATCTATAAATTTTTGTGTTGCTTCTTCTTTTGTCATTGGTGTTGACATAGTTCCCATTCTAAATTCATCTACTTCCCATTTATCAAATCTACATTTTCTACCTAACAATGTTTTAATATATCCATTTTGATTTGCCAGTCTTGATGTAAAGTTCATTAATTCTTTTACAAACGGAACATTATCATGATATTGATTAAATAAATTTTCTGCTTCTGCTTTTGTAGATAAACCAAGTTCTGCTTGTAACTTAGCTTTACCCATTCCATAAAATAAACCAAGATTAATTGTTTTAGCTTGTGATCTAGATATCCCTGCCATATCGGCAACTGTTTTATGAAAGTCTACGTTGTTTGAATTAAATCTTTCTACAATATTTTCTACAGCTTCATCAAAACATATTGGTTCAATTTCTGCTGCATAATGTACAACAAGTCTAGGTTCTTGCTGTGAATAGTCAAAACAACCCCACTTATGACCTTCTTCCGGTATAAATAATGATCTAATCATAGGACCTAAATCTTTATTTCGAGCAGGTATTTGCTGTAAGTTTGGATTAGAATAACTAAATCTACCTGTAACAGTTCCACCTGAATCAGATCTAATAGGATTTATATCAGCATGAATTCGACCTTTATGTTCAAATCTTAAAATTGTATCAATAAAAGTTGTATGAGCTTTGTTTATTTCTCTTGCTTTAGCAATCATTTGGACTATAGGGTGTTTGTGTTCTTGTAAAAAATTTTTAGTGAAAGAGGGTGCAGATGACTTCTCAGTTCTTTCGTAATGTAAACCGAGTTTATCAAAAACTGTTGATATGCTTCTTGCTGCCCAAATCTGTGGTTCTATCCCTACTTGCTTTTTTATTTCTGTTAATATGCCTTGTTCTTGTGACAACAGCTGCTGCTTTAGTTTGTTTGCTTGTTCTATATCGACTCTTACACCTTTAAATTTCATATCAATAAGGCAAGGAAATAGCTCTGTTTCTAACTTAAATATTGGCTGCAATTTTTGAAATTCTATTTCTTTAGTTAATACTTTAAATAATTCTAATGTAAGTTCAGCATCTTTTTCAGCATAAGATCCAACATACATTGCTGGTAATTTATACATTTCAGACTTTGGATCTATTCCCCAAGATTGAGCTGCCTCATTTAAAGCCGCCTCATTCTTTGTCTTACCTAAATAATCAAATGCAACACTATTTAATGAATACCATAATCTATTTTCATCAATTAATGACATCATAACCATTGTATCTATGATTTGACCTTTAATCTCGACGCCCGCCGCTCGAAGCCAGCATACGTCATACATTGCATTGTGAAATAATTTAGTATTAGGAGCTGAGCATACTTCTTTAATCCATTTCATTACCTTATCTTTTTCTAAATTCCCGCCACCCTCATGCGCTATTGGATAATAAGCGGACCATCCTTCAACGGCTACAGCAATACCAACTATTTCGCCATGACCTCTAATTGCTCCAGATCCCATTGATTTAAGATCTGGATCTTTAGTTTCTAAGTCAATAGCTACATGACTATAACCTTTCAAACTTGGAAAATTTTCAGGACAAATCCATTCTTTTTGAGCTTCAAACATTTATATTCCTATTAGATAACAATATATACAAAGCATTGTAAGCAATCCTAATATAAAAGTAGCAGTTTTAGGTTTGTTAAACATTATAATCTCTTTCAATAATCATTTCTATATAATGAATTGCTTTTAAAAGATCTTGCTTCTTTCCTTTGTCTTGATGTCTACAAATATATTTAATAGCGTTTCCTTCAGCAAACAGTATCTTATTTTCATTGATAAATCTAGAAGGTTGTATTTTATATTTTTTATAATGAGCTCCTCCTACTTGTTTAAAAAATATTTTGTTGCTCATATAATTGGATCTCCTATGTTGTAATGATATTCTTCAGTTGGTTGCATGATATATAAGTTTTCCTTTGTTCTGGTTACACCTACAAAAAACAATCTATGTTCAGGATCAGGATTTCTTAATGCTGATTCATAAATGATCTTTTCTAGATCAGTAAACAAAACAACATTTTCACACTCTTCACCTTTCACACCGTGTATTGTAGATACTTTAATTCTTGGTTCTGAAAATAAATTGTCTCCATTATTTAATAATGCTTTCATGTATGATTTACTTTCATCTGGAATATTTAATTGTTCCCAGCTTCCAAATATTTCTAATCCATGATCCATCATAAGATCATCTAGATCTACATAATTTACATTCTCTAATGATTTACCTTCTGAAAATCCTCGTCTTACATGTTTTAATTTATAACTTAAATATTCGTAAATTAATTTAGCCTCGTCTCCACCAACAGAAGCTCCTTCATTTAATCTTACCCAAATTCTGTATGCTTCTAATAATTGATTTGGCAATAAATCATTGATTTTACTAGCAAATCTTAGGTTTAAAGAAGTTAAATAATCTCTTATTGGATACAACATTTTATTAGTCCTAGCTATAATCATCCACTTACCTGAACTAAAATCTATATTATCAATAGTTTGATTGTATAATACTTTTCCTTCCGCATCTCTTGGTTTCCAATCTTTAATCATTCGATTGTCTATATGATCTAATATACTTAAAGCTTCTTTATGAACTGCTCTTGGAACTCTTCTAGATTCTACTCTTGGATCTTTTTCACCTGGTAAATTTATAAATATGTTTTCATTTGCTCCTTGGAATGTATATATAGTTTGATCGTCATCCCCTGCAATGTAAGATCTTTCACATTTTGACTCAATGTAAAAAAACATATCCCATTGCAGAGGATTCAGATCTTGAGCTTCATCAAGAAAAACAGCGTTGAGTGGGGGACACTTATCTTTCTCGACAAACTTTTTAATCATATCGGAATATTCAATCATTCCTGTTTGTTCTTTATATGATTTTAAATCGGCATCAATC